AGAATTGTGATCATGAAGGATGTCTGAAACAACCTTGCTACAATTTACCAAATGAACATTTTGGTAAATTTTGCGCATCTCATAAAACTCCAGAAATGGTAAACGTCCGTGAACGCCCATGTGAACACGAAGGATGTCGCAAGAAACCATTTTTTAACTTACTATCAGAAACCAAAGGTAGATTTTGCGCCTCTCACAAAACAGATGACATGGTCAACGTTTTAGAAGATAAATGTGAACATGATGGATGTTTAAAAAGAATCTGTTTTAACTGGGAAGGAGAAAAGGGTAGGTTTTGTGCTACCCATAAAGAAAATGGAATGGTAAATGTCGTTTCAAAACGTTGTAAATATGAAAACTGTACGACCATTCCAGTGTTTAACTTTACCGGTTCAAAGACTGGAAAGTTTTGTAGGGCCCATAAACTTGAAGGTATGATCGACGTCGAGAATCCACGTTGTAAAACACCAATGTGCGACATAATTCTTGGTGGAAAAAATGAATACTGTGTCCGGTGTTCATCATACACGTTTCCAAACCAGCCTTCTCGGTTCAAGACCCGTGAGATGAAACTCAAGGAATACCTCGTAACTCAGTATCCTGAAAAGACTATAGTACACGATAAGCGTGTAGAGTGTCACTTGTATAGACCAGATTTCGTATTTGACATGGGAAGTCATGTGATTGTTATTGAACTGGACGAGAATCAGCACAGATCATATGACACGTCGTGTGATAATAAGCGCCTCATGAGTATATTTCACGGTCTGTGTTCCAGACCCATGGTGATGATCAGATTCAATCCAGACAAGTATGATTCCGTCTCAGGGTGTTTCAAGAAGGACGGGCAACTTGTAGGTCAAGGCAAGGAGTGGAATCTCAGGACTGAAAAACTCAAATCCAGGGTGGACTTTTGGATCGACGCCCAGCCCGATCGTGAAATTACAGTAGAACATCTTTTCTTCGATAGTACCAACGGGTAACCATGCAACTCTGGCATTGGGTCTTGATCATAGGCCTCTTATTTTTGATCACGTACAGCCCACGTACGGGAAATCTCCGTGACTTTTTTGATACGGAAATATCAGAGGGTGATGTCAAGTCCCCGAGGCCCTCGAGAGAGACACAAAGCAATCGCAATACCCGTCAGCCTAGTGAATGATGTTCCGCACTTTCTCATCGTGCACGACAGAAGGTACCGTGAATGGACTTTTGTCACAGGCGGGTGTCGCCGACGCGAGATTTACAACCCACTTCGGTGTGCCGTTCGTGAACTCGAAGAAGAAACACGCGGTATCATAAACCTGAAGCGCGGCTCTTACGCCTACTTCAAGTTTTCGACCGACACGCCCGAGGCTCGGGACGTGGAAGACGGTGTGGATGTCCTGAACCACTACCACGTCTATGTATTTAACATGCAAATGACCCCCGTGGAACAACGGCACATCGTCAAACGGTTCACGGAGGAAATGGGCAAGATGGATGCCAACTCTGTACCCTTCCGCAAGAATTATGACGAGAATGACGACTGTAAATTTGAGAATCTGGATTTTATTTCAAAATTGCCAAACTTGTGGCCCATGATACGTCAACACGTCTTGGGCAACCCTGAATTCCAGCAGGCTCTTAATCAGGCCAAGATTCCTTTTAACCTCCGTGTTTGAAGGAACTGTGTGCCACTGCGAAAAGCTACGCGTAAATAAGTCCTTCGGACTTATTAGAACAGGATGACCCGGTCCAAAATCGAGTTCGCCACCATCCTGGCCACCATGCGTGGTCAGGGTGAAGACCCTAAACAACTTGCACAGGACATGTCCCTTCGCAAATTGTGTTATGAAATTGAAAAACTCGAGCAGGAGGCCGAGACTCTGAAAGAGTCGGCCCCGCAGGACGAGACAACAGCAGCGCCTTCTGAAAAAACGGAACCCCCAAAAAAGCCTCCAAGACAGAAACACATCCTTTCGTGGCTCTTGGATTCTTCCAGTGAAGATGAGTCTTAGAGAATTTAGGTGCTTAATTGATAATGTCAATAGATAAATGGCGTGTGCCGACAGGTCCAGCCACCCATGTCCTCATGTCCGGAGGAATGCTGTTCGTACCCACAGAGGAAATCCAGGAATTTTACCAATCCTGTGTGGATGCGATTAAATCAGGTACTAAATTGTACGTCGTCGAACAAAAGACTGATCGGTTCAAGTTTTTCGTGGACCTTGATTACAAGTCTCATGAGAAATTGAAGGATGAAGATCTTTTACAATTTTGTTCCATAATTCATGATGCCATTGATCAGACCTCGAGGTGTCTCATCGCTCGGGCCAGGCCCCGACCCGTCGGCGAGGGGCTTATTAAATCAGGGGTTCATGTTCACTGGCCAGACCTTGTCGTCACCAGAAATCAGGCTCTTCAATTTAGAACCAAAATTATTTTAAAACTCACAGAGTACTTGGCCTTCGATTGGGACCGTATCATAGATGCGTCCGTCTATGGAGGCTCTGGACTTCGTATGCTTTGGTCCCATAAGAAACCCACCGGTGATCCATACATTCCGTGGAGGGACTTACTGGAGGCCACCCCGTTCGCCAAGGAGCCGAACGTCGAGACCCTCACGCTCTTTGCCGTGCGTACGGACGACGGGGACGGCCCTCCACCCCATGAGGCTCTCGAGAACAGTGGGCCTCTCCAAGAGTACATCAGGCGCGTACTCGAGGGGCAGAGCCGGACGCACATCAAGAAGGTCCAGCGACACGACCACGACGGCTGGTTCGCTCAGAGCGACTCCAAGTACTGTGAGCGGGTCCAGAAGGAACACAAGTCGAATCACGTATGGTTTTCCATGCGGTCAGGACGCGTCTCTCAGCGATGCTTTGACGAAGAGTGCCGTGAGTTCAGGGGTCGTGAACATATTCTTCCTCCATCAATAGTAGAGCAACTCAATGAAGTTGCTATTGTGGGTAGTCCTTCTTGTAGTTTTCTTATGGATTTTCTTTCCGATGGGTCCCGTCGCACGTTTCAAGAAGTACAAAGAGAGGGTCCACGCGTATTCGGGTCTGGACCCAAAGAGCTGGGAAAGATTTTTGACCAATCTCCAAGAGTTCGAACAGTTGGTTTCGACGGACCAACTTGACGAATCGGCCAAGGCTTTGTACGGCGCCGTGGAAAACATCAGGGACTTGGCGCTCGGAATAAGACGCGCCGACGATGCCGAATACCAGGAGACGCTCGACACCATCGCCAAAGAACTAGGCTACGAAGGCGAATTTATGATTAACGAGCACGCCAACGCCAAGGGCATTCAGTTCTTCCCAAAGTACTTAAACGAATCACTCGTAGATTACCCAGATGTCCGGCCAGAAGGCCCCTTCCCCAGACTCCGTGCCGACACCTGAGCCTCGCACGCGTTCAGGACGCGTCAGCAAGCCTCCAGTGCGTTACGAGCCCGTCGAGCAGGTTGAGGATGATTACGGTGAGGACGATTACGATTCAGACGAGTCGGACATCAAGACGGATGGAGAGGAGGATGACTTTTCAGAGGAGGACACGGACGGGGACTCTGACGCTGATGAAGATGGAAATTTAGACGGCTTTGTCGTGCCAGATAAAAGCGAGAGTGACGATTCAGATAGTGACGACCATGGAGAACCTGCCGTTCCTGTCAAAAAGCGACCAGCCGTCCCAGTCAAGAAACGGACCGCCGTCCGAAAGTGATTGGCCGGTTCAGGAACAGCCACGCCCCATGTTTCAACGCGACCTTGAGACTCCCCAAAAGGACCCCCTCGAGTTTCTAAAAAATACAAACCCTGTAGGTCTTATTCTTCTCGGCATCGTCATCGGCGTTTTGATAGTCAGTATGCGTCCTATTGTTGTTCAGGGAAAGTGACCAAGTCCGAAGGACTTGTGAACCCGCCTCGACTCAGGATCAGTTTACGAGGTACAGAACCGCGTTTCCAGAACTGGAATCAGCTCCAATAAACTCCCCAATAGGACCCGTGCGTTTCACACGGACATCCTCCTGAAGAAAACCCAGCCAAGGATTCTCACGAGTCTGATCGGCTGGTTCCATATCTCTGAATACATCAAACTG